TGGATATGAAGCCAGTTCTAATCAAAAAAGACTTAAAGAATATGATAAGCCGCTAGAAAAAGTTCATCCAGAAGATTATATTCCGGGCGGAGGCATGTTAAAGGGTTTAGCTAAAGCAGCCGCCAGAAGTGCTGAAAAACAAGCCGCTAAAAAAGCCACTGAAAGTGCAGTTAAATCAGAACGCACAAGAGCAAGCGGAGCTATGAAAGATGATTTTAAGCCAAGTGAAATTCGTGAGGGTTATAAATCTGGTGGTAAAGTTGCTGGTAAATTAGCTACTCGTGGGTATGGTATTTCTAAACATGGGAAAGCAAGATGAAAGCTAGTCGTGGTATGGGGGCGATGTCCCCTAAGAAAATACCTAAGACAAGTGAGTCAGCAGTGCTGTTGAAAAAGGGCGGTTTATATGAAAACATCCATAAAAAGCAAGCTCGTATTGCCGCTGGCTCTAAAGAAAAAATGCGGTCAGTTGGTGCAAAAGGCGCCCCTAGTAAACAAGACTTTATAAATTCAGCAAAAACAGCTAAAAAAGGTAAGTAAAATGGGCGAATTCACTATGTACGTACACTTCATAAAAGGCGTTATGTTAGGTGCAGAAATAGTGCATGAAGATGATTGCGATATGCTTGTGTTTGATTTTGTAATTGTACGTTTAATATTCGAGTTTCCAAAATGACAACAACTGGAACCAGTGCATTTAATCTAGACTTAGCAGACCTTATTGAAGAAGCGTTTGAGAGGTGTGGTCAAGAATTACGCTCTGGTTATGACTTTCGTACAGCAAGACGTTCTTTAAACTTATTAACTATTGAATGGGCAAACCGTGGAATTAATCTTTGGACAATTGAAGAAGGCACTATCCCAATGGTGCAGGGCACTAACACTTACGACTTACCTACGGATACGATTGATTTATTGGAACACCAGATTAGAACAAATGCTGGACAAACTAACAATCAAACCGATATCACCATCAGTCGCATCAGTATATCTACCTACTCTACAATCCCTAATAAACTAGCTCAGGGAAGACCAATTCAGGTATGGATTAATAGGCAGTCTGGCGCAACCTACCCTACCGGTGCAACACCCGATAGAAGCCCTCAAGTCACAGTTTGGCCCACCCCTGACCAGTCTAACTACTATACCTTTGTTTATTGGCGTATGCGCCGTATACAGGACGCTGGCAATGCTGTAAATACCCAAGATATTCCGTTTCGTTGGCTGCCTTGTATGGTGGCTGGTTTAGCTTATTACTTGTCTTTAAAACTTCCTAATATGGACGTTAATAGGGTTATGGGCTTAAAACAAGATTATGAACAGCAGTTTCAATTTGCTTCTGAAGAAGACCGTGAGAAGGCACCGATTCGTTTTATTCCGAGATTTACTTTTTTAGGTAATGGCTAATGACTACGATGTTTTCGTCTGGCAAGTTTTCAATTGCGGAGTGTGACCGTTGTGGATTTCGTTACAAACTTACAGAGCTTAAAAAACTTACTATTAAGACTAAAAACGTCAGTATTAAAGTTTGCCATGAGTGTTGGGAGATGGACCATCCACAGCTTCAACTTGGTATGTATCCGGTTAATGACCCTCAAGCAGTTCGTGAACCCAGAAGAGACAATAGTTATTATCAGTCAGGCTATGATGTTAATGGGTTTCCTAGCGGCGGTAGTAGGCAAATTCAGTGGGGTTTTAACCCGGTAGGTATGAAATATGATTTCAATGAGACCCCAAATGCGTTACAATCAAGGGGTGTAACTAATAGCGTAACAATCAGTTAAGGAGCTAAAAATGGCAAAGATGGAAAAAGAAGATATTAAGCAAGATAAGGCAATCATTAAGAAAGCTTTTAAAATGCATGATAAACAAGAGCATAAGGGTGGTAAGGGCACAAACCTAACCAAGTTATCTAAAGGTGGCAAGACTAATGAAGACTTAAAGTCTATGGGTCGTAATATGGCTAAACTTAAAGCGAACGGTAAATAATCATGGGCAAATTCAGCGAAAAATTAATGGGTAAAGAAGTTGGCAACGCAGAAAAATATGCAGAGCCACATACACCCAAAGGAACAGAGTTAAATACCGCAGAACTAGGTGGCGGCGCATTTGATTATTCTGGCATGAAAACTGAAGGTATTGTAACCCGTGGTAATGGTTGCGCAACAAAAGGTACTAAAGCTAGAGGACCGATGGCTTAATATTATGCCTTATAAAGACCCTAACGACCCTAGGCGCTACGAAAAAAATAAAGCGTGGACTGAAGCCAACAAAGAAAAAGTTGCGCTTTATAGAAAAACTTACGCTGAAAAAAATAAAGAAGAAACAAAAAATAGGCTAGTAAAGTGGAAAAAAGAAAATCCAGAAAAAATGCGTGAGATGCAAAAACAATGGGTTTTACGAAACAAGGGGCAACATTTGGCAACTGTTAGAAAAAGACAAACAGCAAAAATGAAACGTACTCCAAATTGGTTAACTGAATTTGATTTTTTAAAAATTAAATGTATATATTCTATTTCCGCAATGCTTACTCGTGAAAACAAAGAGCCTTGGCATGTTGACCATATTATTCCATTGCAAGGTAAATTGGTGTCTGGACTTCACGTACCTAGTAATTTGCAAGTAATCCGTGGTTCTGAGAATTGGAAAAAAGGTAATAGAGTATGAACTACGAAACTCTTTTTCAAACCATTAAAAACTACGCAGAAAATGAATTCCCAAGTACTACATTTACTGGGACTGATGGAACTACGACTGTAACAACAGCAAGCGATACACAGGTTGATACCTTTATTACTGAAGCTGAAACACGGATATACAATGCAATTAATATTCCAACACTGAGAAGAAACGTAACGGGAACTTTAACGGCAGGGAATCAGTATTTATCTTTACCAACTGATTGGCTATCTGCTTATTCTGTGGCTGTTTATACTGCTGACTATTCAACACCTTTTACGTACTTACTTAACAAAGACGTTAGTTTTATTCGTGAGGCATACCCAACGCCGACAGTAACTGGAACGCCCAAGTTCTATTCATTATTTGGTACGCAGTACACTAACGTCAATGCTTTGTCATGTCTTCTAGGACCTACACCAGATGCTAATTACCAAGTTGAAATGCATTATTTTTACTACCCCCCATCTATTACTACCGCTGGAGAGTCTTGGCTTGGTAATAATTATGACCCTATTTTACTTTATGGGGCGTTGATGGAAGCTGCTGTTTATATGAAAGCAGAAGCCGATATTATTGCTTTATATGCCAATAAATACCAAGAAGCGTTAGGAGAATTACGTAGAATGTGTGACGCTCTTGAACGGGGTGATAGTTATAGAGATGGTCAGCTTAAACTTAATGTTGCTCCTAAAGGCGGGGTTGCATAATGAGTTTTACACAAGGTCAATGCACCATATTTAAACAGAACCTTTTGAATGGATTGGAGAACTTTACTAGTGGAACCTATAAAATTGCACTTTATACATCTCTGGCTAATCTGGACAATACAACTACTGCTTATAGTACTTCCAATGAGATTTCTGGAACGGGATACACCGCTGGAGGACAAACCCTAACCAACATCCCGCCAGCAAGTAGCACTAGCGATAATTCGGCATATATTTCATTTAATAATGTTACTTGGACCGGCGCATCCTTTACTGCTAGGGGTGCTTTGATTTATAATGGGACTACAAATGCGGCTGTATGTGTATTAGATTTTGGGTCTGATAAAATAGCGTCAGGCAATTTTACTGTAACTTTTCCAACAGCTACATCCACAACGGCTGTTATTATTCTTAACTAGGAGCAATTATGAAACAAGAATTATCAAAATTTGGAGACACTTCAGTTGCCTCCGTAACTCGTGGAGCTGGCTCTAGCGAGACTTTAGGTATGCAGGGTGTTTATCACGTTGTTTGCCGTGATTCAGAAGGCAATATTAAATGGGAAGATACTGCTCCTAATGTAGTTACATCTATTGGTAAACAGTCTTTATTTGACTTTTACTTTGGTGCTACTGGTACAGGTGGTGGTACAGCTTCCGGTGCAAACTATTTAGGTCTTGTTGGTTACACGGGTACAACCGTAACTGCTGGTTCTTTTGTTACTGGCGCAACATATCAAATTTTAGTTCCCGGCACTACAAACTTTACTTTAATTGGTGCAGCTAACAGCACTGCGGGTACTGTGTTTGTTGCTACAGGTGCTGGTTCTGGTACAGGTACAGCTAATTTAATTGGTACATTCCTAGCTGCTGATACAATGGCTTCACACAGTGGATGGGTTGAAGTTGGTTTAACTAACGCCCCTACATACACAGGTAACAGACAGTCAATCACTTGGACAGCCGCAACATCGTCTGGAACTTCACCATCTAACGTAACAACTAAGACAGGTTCTGCTGTAACATTTGCAATTACTTCTTCTGGTAGCGTTGGTGGTTGTTTTATTAACGGCGGTGCATCTGCATCTGCTACTAAGGATACAACTACAGGTGTTCTGTATTCTGCTGGCGCATTTACTGGCGGATATAAAACAGTTGCAAACGGTGATTCGTTGGCAGTTACTTATTCAACTACA